CTTTTTAAACCATCACGATTATCATCACTGATTGCGTTGTGGTATTGCAACTCTTAACAGCCTTTTCTAAGCAATTAACACTGTTGGAATATAGAGATCGCTCTCTATACTGTGCTTACTTACACCATTTCTTTCGACGTTTACTACCGCATTAGGCATCATATTAGTTACTAGATATTGGACTACTCTAGCAAGTTCTATATTAGAGATTGTATTACATTTTAAATCGGCAAATACTCTAGTTGTCTTAGAGTCTATACAAGTAATACAGGAACTATCTTTAGATACACCACCAGATGGATCGACACCAATGATTGGTGGGTATTTAGGAACTAGGTTAGATTTCAATGGAATTTCTTCATAAATATTGAATTGATATTTACCAAAGATAAGAAGAGTCTTCTTAGGCTCTTTACAATATTTACGAATACCGTCTAATTCATCTTTAGTGAATGGGTTGTTTTCAGATTCATCAGACCATTCAAGAAGAATTTCACGACGAATAAGAGGCCAGTCCCATTCAAGTTCTTTACATTGTCTTTCAAACCATTCTTCAGTATAACCAAGTTGTTGGTAAGTAAATTGGATATGAATAAAGCTAGATAGTTTATTAGCATCTACAATTTCCCGTAATTGTGGATATGTAAGATCATACCATTGTTCACTAAACTTAGAAGCATTATTCAATACTGTATAAGCATATTTACCTTCATCATTAGTTAAGAAGCCAGGAGTTGTAGTATATACTACACCGTAAGGTACATTATTTTGTTTAGCAATTTCAATGGCCTTACTCATCGCTGGTCTCATATTACCATAGATGGTTTTCATGAATGGAATAAATGCAAATTCGTCAGCCCATAAGAGAGGGAATGTTTGACCCCGAAGCAAGTTAGCAGCTGCTAATTCATTTCTTGCTTTAGCGTAGGTCTTAATATTGTTTCTATTAATAGCATTTTCCATATAGACTTGAGTACTTTGAACTTGTTTCTTACGAGTACCATCCATAGTAAACTTAGAGTCAAATCTAAGATAAGATGGAAGTAAGTCACGTATTGCTCTAATACGAGATAAGTTCAAGCGGCAGTCTTTAGCTTCTTTGTTAAGAAGAGAAATTTGTGTATTTTGAGTTCTGAAGTTATAGATGTATGTATATAAAACAGCTGTACCAATAGTCTTACCTGTCTGACGGGGCTGTAGTAATAAGCAGTCAAAGTTCATGATTGCCATGTATAAGAATGCCATATTACCACGGTTTAATATAAACTTAGACGGTTCGCCAGATGATGGGATACGAGCTACTTCTCGAAGATAATACCAGAAGTTATTTCTTACTTCGGCCAGTACCTTCATTTTATATAAAGTACTCAGATTTGGATCGTGTGGATCTATATTTGCAAGATCTGGATCTAATAAAGCCAGCATAAATCTATGGTTTTTGACACCAATAGATTTAAGATAGTTACTCATTTCGATGAAGGATTTATTAGTAGTAGATCTTTGATAATATACCTTCTGACCCTGATTCTCCATCATAGTTGGAGCATCATAAATCATATTTTGATTAGGCATGATTAAGCAATAACCCTCCTTTGTAAATGTAATCTAAAAGCAGATTATTATGTAAATGTCGCAGTTTATAAAAGTAGATTTAATCGTATACTATAATAATGAGATATGTTTATATTATAGGAGGATATGATGGAGAATATTTATTTACAGTTAATAGATACTGCATATAGAGATATATTGTCTCATATATTTGGTGCAGATAATACTATGCTTAATACATATCATACTTTATTTTTAGTGATATTTCTAATCGTATTTGCTAATAGAGGGATGGCTTTTCTATTGAGAAGGCATCATATTATAAGCAAGATAATTTCATATATTTTATATTTTTTAATCATTATAATAGATCTAAGTCTATTAATAGGAGTTTAGAATGTGTGAATCATTATATACAAAGAGCTGTGAATTTGCAATAAAGGCATTTAATTATTTAAATACAAGAGTTAACAGAACAAGAATACCATTCTTTCAATTAGAAACGGCTCCTAATACTAATACTGTTGGTCATGTAGTAAATGGTACTATGACTCTAAATATTCATAATATATTGGAGTTAGCAAAGACTTTTGATAAATATGATTGGGCTAATATTAGAGGGCTGATTTTAATTACTATAATTCATGAGTTATCCCATATCAATCAAAATATAGATTATAATAGATTTTCTAAAGATGAAGCATATCATCAAAAAATAGAATTGGAGAATCATTATAATGCATTGAATTTCATGCTAAATAGAGAGGAAGAATTACATAATCTTTTCGGAGATTATTCTGATGATATTTGTCTTGATCTGGAGTTAACTCAAAAGTGTTTAGAGAATCCACAATTAAAGAATTCTTATAAGTTAAGAAATACAGATGATGTAGCAATAGTATCATTGCTAAATATGTTTACTGGATTGAAGAAAGCTGATAGGGCAAAGGTAGAAGAATGCTTGATAAATTCTAATCAGGTATTTGTGACTTATAAAGATAATAATGAAGTTTCTTCATATAAGTACAGTGAGATAGTTAAAGATATAAAAGGTATCTGGTATACTTATAAGATATTCAATATCATCAAATTCATATTCACCTTGCCAGCATATAGAGTAAATATAGTATTAGAGGATAATACAGATCTCTATATAAACTTAACTAGAAATGATAATGGCCAATTATCAGAATCTGCTGGTCAGTTTGTAGCAAATATAATTACACAATAAAATCAGGGTATAGGCTATTGTGCCTATACCCTATATCTTTTTAAGCATGTGTATTTTCTTTTTTTAAATTGATAAATAATTCACACCAATTCTCTAGTGTAAGATCTACTAATTCGAATACGTCTTCTTTTTTATACTCATCATTTGAGAAATTATAATCTTTATCAATATATTCTAATACGGATTCATAAATTCTATCAAATAATTTCTTATATAGATCTTGGTCTATAGACTCTTTATCACCTTCAAATAAAACAGTCGAATAGAGATTTTTGAAATCTTTTGTATCCATAAAAGAAGATATCATTTTTCCATCTAAATTACCATAAACATTTTTTAATCTTTTTAAACCATTATCATCTAAACTAAGATTTCTATCTTGGTATTCAAAATAGATAGTAAAGATATAAAATAATGTAGCTCTAATAACTTCATTTACAAAATGATCATAGTGTCTATCTTTAACTTTATTACGTGTTGTAGAAACGTTACATTGATCAAATAATCTACAAGCAATTCTATTTCTAATAGATATACAATTTGTAATTGTTTTCTTATAAAGTAATCTTGTTACTTTCCAAGTATTTATTGTATATTTAAATTCTTCTTTAACGTACTTTATTCCTTTTTTACTATGGTTACCAATCAGTGCATAGTATGTAAATATCGATATAACACAAATGACATACACAGTTGAAACCATAAATAATTTAACACCAGATACAGGAACTGGATCCAGACCAATTGCATAGAAATAATGGTCTAAAACGTATGGAGTGATTGCTCCAAGAATAATTGTAATAAGAAGCATTGAAAGAAAAGTTGCTTGCAATCTCCATCTATACATAAGATGGGATAATATGATATTGGTTAAGTCTTTTTTTAGTTTTAAGCTAATTATAATATCTTTCATAGTATAGTCTATCCTTGTATAAGATTCTTTACTCTCCGTTTTAAGAAATCTTGTACATAGCTATAGAATTCTTCCTCTTCAAACATACTAGGGATATTATCGCTTGCGGAATATTTCATTAAGAAGATTTTTTCATAGGTAGATCTAAAATGAGCTCTATCAAAAAGATTATATCTATCGTCCCTATCCTTTCTATCTATACCTAAGATATAATCGAATAGGCTATTATATATACTATTTGATAGCATTACATTTTCAAATTTATCATTTACCTCTTGATCATCATCAGATTTACGTCTGACGATACAGTGTTTTCTTAACATACCAATTCCAGGAGATAATAAATATACTTTGTCTGGGAAAACATTTAACCCACAGTAGTATGAAGAAAATTCATCTATATCTAAGAACAATTTTCTAAAAGGTACACCTAAATCCTTGTACCCAGATCTGGTACAATTTATTGGTTGAGTTAGGCATATGTGTCTAATAGCAGAATCAAATATATTACCTTTGTTCATAATATTATATACCAAAGTAGATAGTAGCCATCTGTCAAGAATAATAATAATCTTTTCATTCTCCAACTTAGGAGCGATGATATTGTTAAAAGTATCCCTCATATTTAGAATCATCAAACTTTGAAGAATATCTGTAGGATAATTTTCAATGGTTAAAAGCTCTCTGATCTTTTTATATATCTCGCTACCATCATTGTATGGAAGAGATAAAGTCATAGCAGTATAACCATCGAATTCTTCAGGATGATCGTTTATATAATCAGAAAGCTTTTTACATGTTGTAGTCTTACCAGAACCATCGGTTCCCTCTACAACAATCAGTTTGCCTAAACGATTATTATTATTTGAAAACATATGTATCCTCCTTTGGATATTATTAAAGTGTTGTTTTAAATTACCACAAGAATAAAGAGTATACCAGTAAAGGTATACTCTTTTGTCTTTGTGTTTATTAAAAATAATCAGCAACACCATTCAAGATTTCGTTTTGAATAGCTTCTTCCAAGGATAATACGATTCTATCGCCATTTTTCAATTTCATAGAAACAGTACGGCCATCTTCATTTAGATTGATCCCATTATATAAGCAATCAAATGTTTCTAGCACTGTTTTGATATTAGCAGATTCAGAAATTAAGAAAGAGTTAATTTGAGATTGAGTAAGAGGTACCAAGATCTCAGTAGATTCTGCTAGGTTACCATATTTAGCGATATTATTGATTTCATCATTACGACGGAATAATTCAGAAGTAGGATTGATCTTATAATACTTCATATCACCATATTGACCAACAGATTCTGTTGTTACGATAGAAGTAGTATATGCTTTAGAATGAGAAGGGAAATATACGCGGTCATATGTAATGATTTGCATACCCTTTACAGTCATTCTACCATTTTCATTTGCCAAAGAACCAACAGCTCTAAGAGAGAAAGAAGGTTTTTGACCATCTCTTAAATCATCATTAAAAGATCTACCGAGGTCATTATTAGTACCACGGAAATGAGCTTTTACAAAATTACCATCCATCCAAAGTTTAGTATACCACACTTGTTCTAAAGTTGGATCGATTTTACTTTGACGTGCAAGAGTTGCATCAGATGGATGACCTGCTTCACCTTTAAAGTTACCAGTTTCTACTAGTTCTTTTGTTCTAGGAGAGTTAATACCTTTTTCTAATTCGTCAGTTGGATAATATCTTCTATTTCGGTTAACTTCATCACCTTCTTGAAGAATACCTTCAGCAATGATAAATCCATTTTTATTAACTTCTTTTACTGTAAATTCTACATTGGCTCTAGTTTCTTCACAGATAATAGTGCCTACAAGATTATTTGTATCCAATTATTTTTCACCTACTCTTTAATTCATTATGTATAGAAATTATCTATATGTTTCCCAATACGATATTAGCAGTAAGATAAGAGTAGATCTTTAGTGATCTACTCTGTATCTATTTATTTTTTGTATTGCTTATTTTCTTTTTTAGGAGAAGCTTCTGAATTTTCTACTTTTACAGAACCGTTAACGTCCGCTTGTTCTAAAGAACTTTTTTCTTCTTTAAGTTCTTCTACTTTAAATTCAGGTTTAGTAGCTTCTGCAGGTTTACGATCTGTAACTGTTTCTACAACAGGTTCAGAATATTCTTCTGTAATAGCTTTAGCTGTTTGAATGTTAGGCAATTTGGATGGACCATTGTAAGTATTGTAGTTATCAAACCCTAGTGGAACTGTTACACCACCAGCTAATACCTCTTCAACCTTTGCTTTGAATTCTAAACAAATAGCAATATCTTCATCACGAAGAACTACTAGATTACAAGTGCCTGTAAAGCGAACTCCATTAATAGAGAAAGCTTTATCACAATGCACGTTTACTAATTTTTTAACCATTTGATATTACCCTCCTAAGGTAGATGATAGAATTAGATTATTAATTAATCGTCATCCTCATCATCTTCATCGTCGTCTTCGTCCTCATCATCGTCATCATCTTTTTTATCTTTATCATCAGAGTCGTCGTCATCAGAATCCTCATCGTCTTCGGCATCGTCGTCCTCATCATCATCATCTTCGTCTTCTTCTTCATCGAAGTCATCATCTTCGTCGTCATCGTCTTCTTCATCTTCATGATCGTCAACTTCTTCAGAATCATCTGTATCAGATTTTTTATCATCTACGATATCAACCAAGATTGTATCACCAGCATAATCGCCTTTAAGAATTTCTTCTTCAGCTTCTGTTTCTTCATCAATGATAGTATCGATTACAGACATAACAGCGTCTTCATGTAAGTCTTCATCGAATTTACCTTCTACCATAAGATCTACGTTTAGGTTTTCTAAAGCCATTTCAATACCTCGCTTATTAATTATTCATCAAAATTAGTAATAGGTTGTGGGAAGATCATATTTTGATCTTCATCATATTCTTGGGCTTCTTCATCCCAACCACACATAAAATCAATGGTAGAGCCATCAATATCGTTATCACCAATCATCATATTTTCTAGAAGATCTTTTTTCATATCTTCTACAATGATTTCATCTACAGGTCTAGACATTAGTATCCTCCTATAATATTCTTCTTTAATCCATTACTACTAATGTAGGAATTATCAATTATTTGCCTTCCATATATGTTTTCCCACCACAAGTATTATCATCTAAGTATTTTTGATACTCAGTACTATTAGTAGGATTTACATTGCTATTGGATTGTAATCCGTTTATATAAGATCTAAGCATGAATAAGATCATAGGAATTTCATAATATAGATCTTTTGTAAAGTAGTAATCTTTAGATTCTAGGCTTTCTAAATCCTCAATATTTAAATTGAATGGATCGCCAGTCTTGTTCATATAGTTGATAATAATATTCTTATAGAAGTCTTTCTTATCTTCTGTATAAGGTCTATTATTAACAATTCTATCAAATAGATCCATATCAATCCAGTTAATAGGATCTGCATTGAATTTATTTCTAAGATTAATAGATAATTCCCAATATTCTTCCATACGATCTACTAATAAACTATTAGGATCATGAACAGGTACTGGATAGCAGCTATTCAAATGAAGTTTATGATCTACATTTTCTATATCTCTAAATAAAGTTCTAGAGTATTCGATAGCAAATGTATCTGGTTTATGAACTGCTTGAGAGATATATAAATAGTAATCATCACTTTCAGAGAAGATACCATTTCTGATTAAGAACTCTATCAAATAAGGATCATAGATAAACATTCCTAAATAGCTATATATAAAAGTTTGAATATTGCCTTTATAGAATAGATTAATATAGAAAGATTTGAGCATAGTATATGCATCTCTGACTCTATCTAGCAATTGAGCATCGCTAGATAATAATACTGGAGATAGGTTAGTACCTACATTGCCAGGCATATACTCAAACTCATTTACCAGTAATTTCCCATTGAGGAATCCATAAGATCTTTCGCTAGAAGTTTCTAGGTTATATTTAATCTTATAGAAGTTAGCACCAGATTCTAATGTATCTGGAGAGCAAGAGTTTACTCTAAATAAAAGAGTATTATCTCTAAGATAAGTGATCATAAAATAATCATCAACACATGGTATGATTGTATTAGGTAAGATGATAGCTTCACCTTCAATAGGAGATTCAGGACCAAATTCTCCTCTTTGAAGATCTATCATCATTCTTTCAACACCATAAATTTGGAAGTTCTTAATTTTATTATATCTTAGAGGAGTATTTTCACCTAGTTGATGATATACTTCTTTATCACCTTGATCTAGGGTTGATTGCTTATCATTTATATTCCAATAAGTTACTGTAGTTGGTTTCTTATCGGTAAATAAATAATAGGGGTTATTTGCTAAACGATTCTGTAAACCTGTTACCAAGCTTTCGGTAGTTTTTCTATAATTCGTATTAGTAAAACTTCCCATATTAGGTTTCACCTCCATTAAGTAATTATAAGATTATATTGATGTGAACTGATAGGCATTTAAACAAAAAAAAATAACGGAATCCCATAATAGGATTCCGTCTATATATCATATCATTTCACTAATATTTTCAATATATGATGAGATTACCAATTTAGAATCTTCTCTCAATTCATCAATAGATTTGTTTTCATCTAGAAGTATACCACAATTCTTAGTATACTGATCATATAGTTTATATAGTTTTGTCTTTTTATCTACCCAAGAAGTTATTCCTTTTTCTTTAGAGTTCTCTTCAATTAGATTTTTGGCTTTACCAGTTATACTAAATAAAGCAGCAGAAGTTAAGCGAGCTATATTATGCTTTTTCTCTGCATCACTTTTAAAAGTACGCATAGGATTTTACCTCCATATCTTTTAAAGAAATATCTATTCTTTAAATCAGTAATATCTTTCTTTTGTAATTATTAGAAATTAGTCTAGATAGTCATAAAAAATAATGATAGGGTAAACAAATATATAGTATAGAGTGTGTATATGTAATAAAATATATTTTCTACACTTTGTTTAGCCTGCTAACCTACACAATTTTTCTGGCTTGAAATTGTTTGGTTAACCTCTTAAAAATTATAAACAAAAACTCTTTTTATTTATTTTCTATAACTATACTAACGGCATGAGAAAATACTTATCTTGTTTTAAAAATTATTTACAGCTTTCCTTTCTTGTAAATAAGATATAACACTACTAATACGACTGCTTTTAATAATAGTTACATATACTCTCTATACTACTCTCTTTCTAGACGTAATATACTCATAACAGTTTGGGATAAGGTCTAAGACCTTATCCCGCTCTTATTGTCTAAAGTCTTATCCAAATGTCACTGAGTCTTAGTTGTATACTTTGAATCCAGGATGATTAACTCCTTTGAGTTTATTAGTGATAGGATTAGAATAATCCTTATCAGGATCAAAGTCTGGAACGTTATTAATTGGAGTAGATACAGGTTCTTGTTTTTCTTCAGGAATGTAATCCTTTCTACATCTATTATTCAATTTGATTACTTCTTTTTTGATACGACGAGCTGGATCAATACCTAATTGAATAAAGATGTCAGCCATTAGATTCAATACGAAAGATGATCTAATAAATCCATCTCTATCAGCTGGATTTCTCCAGTTATGATAGTTTGGTTCATCTTCCCAGTGAGGTAAGTCAAGGGAATCAAAATCTACTCTATTGCCATAGTGTTCAAAGATGTATTGTAAAGGTTCTTTTTCTTTAGCTACATCTTTTTCTAATTTAGGAAAATGAATGATATTCGTATTTTCAGGATCTGGCTTGGCAATTGTTAAAGTTTCATAGGCATATTTCAATTTATTGAAATACAGCTCAGTTGCTAAATCAATATTATAAGTATTGAAGATCATAATTTCTTTAGGTTTAGCATCTAGAGTAGTTACATTGAAGAAGATATAATTAGTTCTTTCATAACTGAATGGAATGACTAAAACTCCAATGAAGTATTTGTATTTATACTTTTTAAACACATGACGATTAAAATGTAATAATCTTATATCTCTTCTTCCACTTTCTCTTGTACGAGCTAAGAATGGAAATCTTACATCTTCAGGAACTTCTTTTAGGTCACTAAATTTCATAGTGGATTCATAGTTGTATGTCACACTAGAGAAATCATGATTTTTAATATAGATTTCAAACTCTTTCAATTCTATTCCTCCTTAATTCTAGCATAGCTTATATACATATTCACTTATCTTATCTTTTGATACACCGAAGTCCTTTTCACCTTCCATCATATTCACATGAACATAGACTGGTATACCTATTCTACTCATCTTATATTTAATACCTTTTAAAACATAATCCTCTATATCGTTATCTATATAGATATGGAAGGTTACATCTATAAGACTTTGTGTGGTAACGAAATACTTAATAAGGCTTATGTATGTATTACCACCTATAGCTGCATAGATATTATTAGTTCTATTAGCACCTCTTAAGTTATAGAATACAGATAAGATATCAAATGTACCTTCTGCTATATGAATATCTATATGATCATAGATATTACAAACTGATGGGATAATATAATACCCACTTCCTTCTCCATCTGAGATAGTATATTTTATATATCTACTATCTAGAGATTTATGAACTTTCTTTCTAGCTTCATCGTTCATAAGATTCCTAAATATGATAGCAGAGTTGTTGTTATTTAAAAATCCTATGAATACGTTATTGATAGTATCTGCAATTTGTTTTGATCTTGTTATTTTATTGAATTTATTATAATTTAAAAATTCATATAAGCTTAAGATTATTTTACAAGATGCTAAATCTTCATAAGTAAGATTTAACCCAAGTCTTTTATTAAGATAACTCAATTTATATTCTGAAATTTGATTATCTTGTGGAATTGGTACTTGTAAATTCAATTTACCTTGTCTATTTAAACGATACCTGCTTAAATT